AGAGGTACGCATTAAGGGGTTCGAGATAACGACATGAAATATAAAACAAAACCAGTGGTGATTGAAGCATATAAATACCAAGCGGAACTAGGGAATAACCGCCTAATGAACTGGCTCGCACAACAAGGGGCAAATGTAACTGGGTGGCTGTTCCATGACGGAGAGATAACGATACCAACACTAGAGGGGGATATGAAAGTATCAGACGGTGATTTCATCATTCGTGGACTCAAAGGAGAATACTACCCATGCAAGCCAGACATCTTTGAAATGAAGTACGAGGAGACAGACCCATTCGCACAGGATTGCGGGATTATGGTGTACGACTATGAGGAAGACCTACTAGAGATTAAGAACCCCACTGTACGAGACTTCGCACGGGGCATTATTCAGAAAGCACTCACGGGACGAGTGGGTCACGACTCACCAATACTATTTACAGCCCAAGCGAGAGAAGACATACACACAGGCGATATTTTCAAAGTGAAAGCGAACCCAGACGGCACTATGTACTATGCAGACCTCATGCGAGCAGGTGATGTGAGGACAGAACGAGTAGACGAGGGAGTGGGCTAATGACATAATATGCGGTATGAGTCAACAAAACCCACTAGAGACGAGAGAACTCACACAGCACGTTAAGATACGGGCTTTTGTACCTAGTGAGAGATTGAAGACAGCATTGGACTATTTGGGGCAATACGGGGGCAGTAAGGCAAATGCACTACGCCACGCAGGTTATTCAGAGAAGATAGCTCGCAACCCACAGAGAGTATTCAATACGGAGACTGTACAGGGCATATTGGAGAGTATCATCAAGCCAGAACACCTCGTAGGACGCTTGAAACGCCACGTCTATGCACGGAGGAGTGTTCACATGACATTTCCCACGTTTAATCCCGAGAAATCAAAGGAGAGGGCAGAAATGGACGAGGCAGAGGGCACTGATAGTTCAGAGAAGATACGAGGGGAGCAAATGACTGACGCAGAGATACGAGAGTTCATTGAGGGGCAGAATGGTACTGTGCATAAAATCGTGCATGGTGAAACAGCCCGTCATGTGTATTTTTATACAGACGATACCAAGGCGAGTCTTGACGCAATCGAGAAGTTTATCAACCTGTACGGCATGTACGCACCGAAGAAGACCGAGGTGAAAGCAGACGTGCACCACGAGTTCTCTCTCACTGACTTACGGAAGCGTATGGACGAAACAGGGGTCGAGATTATCAAACCAAGGGTGATAGATGTGTAATGACTGACTTACCACGATGTCCCATATCAGGCAAAGTGAGTTTTAGAAAGAGACAGGCAGAGGAGAAGCGGAATAAACTAGAGCGGAGAGGTCGAGCAAAGCGAATGAGGGTGTACCAATGTCCCTGTAATTTCTGGCACTTGACACATTTGGTCGATGAGCCAAAACACACAAAACGGTACAAAATAAGGACTTTTGATAAAAAACGAGGGGCTACAATCGGTTTTGAGGGGGCTTAAAAAATCAACATGAGTGATACATCACATAAAACCGAGTGGGAGAAGAACGCTGATGTACTCATTGCGTGGGCGAATGATGTTTTTGTATTTACGGAAGAAGCACTGGGAATGAAGCCGAGCGAGCCGATAGATGAATTGCGAGGCAAGGTCATATCGTTCAAGGACGTGTACGGGAATGTGAGACAGGCGAGACTATTTGATAACGAGGGACACCTTACCTACCACGACCTGTCGTTCTACACGATAGATATGTTCAAGAACCAGACCAGAGCGAAGTTCAAGGAGTACAACGGCTCACGCCTAACCTGGCAACAGACGATTACACTTACCGCATACAACCGAGCACTATGGACGTTCGGAATGGACGCATACGAGCTTGCGAAGCGTTGGATTACAGTACGTTCAGGTCACGGCACGGGGAAGACTGGTACGGAGTCAATCATTGCATTACATTTCCTTATTTGTTTCCCTGGGTCACAGATAGGTATGACCGCCAACACCGAGCAACAGGTGCAGGACATCTTCTTGAAAGAGTTTGCTGTGTGGAAGCGAAGACTACCCGAGTATTTGAGGGAGTCTATCAACCAGACATCAGACCACATCAGGATAGAGGAGAACGAGGACTGGTTCTTGCGAGCACAGGTAGCGAGACAGGAGCGACCAGAAGCACTGGCGGGACTACACGGTAAGTACGTTCTCATCATTGTGGACGAGGCGTCAGGTGTGCATGACAAGGTGTTTGAGGTTATGAAAGGTGCTCTTACAGGTGAATACTACATCGTTATCTACTGTTCCAACCCAACCCGTAATGAGGGCGAGTTCTTTGAGAGCCATAAGCCAGGGTCAATGTTCACCAAGCTACACTTCTCATCGAGAGAGAGTCCTATCGTTAAGGAGGGCTACATCGAGAAAATGGAGCAGGACTACCCGAGCCAAGGCGACCAACCCTCACATGAGGTGCTCATTCGTGTGGACGGAGAGTTTGCGGGTGCAGACATCATGGACGAGAAAGGGTGGATACCGCTCTTTGCGAACGTGCGTATCATGTTTGAACCAGAGCGAGGGCAGATAATCAACCGAGGGATTATATCGCTAGACCCCGCAGGTATGGGGAAAGACCGCAGTATTGCAGGTATTCGAGACAGTGTGTATCTCAAAGAGGTGCTGAATGAAGCAACGAGCAATCCCAAAGACCTAGCCCGCAAGATAGAGGTGATACGAGACGCATACAACTGTTCGTCAAATGACATTGGAGTAGAGGCGTTTGGTATAGGAGCACAGGTGGTGGGTGAAATCACCGCCAAGATAGGTGAACACGTCACGGGTATATTGAGCGACAAGCCCCGAGAGGGCACAGAGGAGGAGTTCGACTCATACAAAATGGAGCTTGCGTGGCTATTCAGGAAGTGGGTACTCAATGGTGGTACGATTGTGACCAACAACCCTGGTGCATGGCTGAAAGAATTGGAGAAGATTAAGTTCAAGCGTACCAAGAAAGGCACAATGCAACTCATGCCGAAGCCGATATTCAAGAAAGAGTACGGGTTCTCACCTGACCGTTTCGATATGGCTATCCACTCGTTCTTCAAAGATGAACCCAGTCGTCCTGTACACTATACGAAACAGGAACTTGCAACTACTGACATGCAAGAGTTTTTGCGTAGAGTGCAATCCACACAGGGTACTAGCGGAACGAAGTCAAGCGTGTGATATAATGGACAACAAATATGACTACTAAACAAGAGGAGAAAAAGGAAGAAGAAAAAGTAGTGGGGTTTGACCCGTATGAGGGCAATGATGATGACAAGAAAATGGCGAGGGCGTATGTAGAAATCATCAACGAAGACCTTGCGACCCGAGAGGGGCACACGACTGTTTTCAATGGTATGAGCTATTCAGACGCTTACACCTACAATCAACTAAAGGCAATCAACTACGCACCAAGCCGAGGTGAGGGGCAAGCCAGAGATATAAGTTACGGTATAGTCCATGAGAAAATCGTGGGCTTTTGTTCATTCTTTTTGAAGAACATCTACAAGAGACGTGTCAAGTGTTATGACGAAACGGGGAAGATAGTGGAGGGTATGGGGGACATCTACAACCTTGCTATCGAGCACAGCTACCGATTGGAGAAGCTCATTAAGAAGCTCGGACTCATTTACTGGGAAGTGTTCACACAGGGTGACTGTCCTGTATTCGAGGAATGGGAAGTCAGAAACGTCATCGAGCGTATAGCCAAGGATAAGGAGGGCAAGGTAGTGGATTTGGATAAAGTAGACTACACCATGGAGTTCTTTGATGAGCTTAAATGGGAAGACGGAGAAATGGTGCAAGAGAGACGAGCGGTGTCACGCATTATGGACGGACGCACTATCATATTTGGTAATCCCGAGCTGAACGAGGTGCAAGACCAACCACGCATTACTATCGAGGACATCATCAGTAGAACAGACGCAGAGTCTTTCTATGGCTCACTAAAGCGGTGGAAAGGAGTGCCGACTGATATGACATCACTCACAGGTGATATGGGCGAGAAGTTTACACTATTCAATAGCTCACGACTCAAAGACGCAAGCAAGGAGGTCATGCGTCACTTCGTATTTGATAAAGAGCACAACCGATACAACCTATTCCTCAATGGGACGATGATGTTACCAGGGGGCACAGCATTTCGATATTTCTATCCACGCAACAACTACCCGCTCTCACTCGTGAGTGCGGAGCGTATGATTGGGTCAATCTACTCACGTTCAGTACCGATGAAGACACGCTTCAATGCGGACTTTATCGACTGGGCACTTACGAAACTCGCTGACAAGTTCGAGCAAGGTGTAGACCCTGCTCTACTCGTTAAGGGCAAATACACGCTCACCAAGGACTTGTTCAAGGGTGGACAGCGTACACACGGTATTGCACGAGGCGACTATGAAAAGGCAGACCCAGAGAATAAGGGGCTTACCAACAGTGAGTTCGGGTTCGTAGGGCTACTCAAAGAGATTGTGGAGTCACAGACGCTCAACTCAACGACAGGTGGCGAGGTATCAGGGGACACGGCTACAGGT